GGAAGGACCCGTTCGCAAGTGTAGGCTGGACAGCCACTTACAACACCGGATTAAGGTGTATCCGACCGCACACAACAGCCCATAAATTACCATAAGTCCATCCTTTACAATGCTTTACATTGTTTCTGACGCGCCGCATACCCCGCCGCATCCGCCTGTGCCGCCGCCAAACGCTGGTTAAACTCATGCATCCATACCGCCTCCGGACCCTTTACCCACCGCGTTTTCCGCTGCCGCATCCGCCCGATCTTGACCGCCGACTTAAGCGACCGCTTCCACAGCCCATCCATCGCCGTCGGCGTCAGCCTGGCCGCCTGTGCCCGCTGCCACGCCGCCGCAATCGCCTCGTACTCCCGCCGCCACGCCCGGCAGTCCCGGTTACCCGGCACCCCCAAGGCCGCACACACCTGCTCGGCGAACCCATATCCGCTGCGGTCATAGAGCGACTCGATCCGGCCGGCAATCGCCGCCGCATCGCCCGGCGGCGGATCAGCCCGTGCACCTGCCTCGGCTTCTGTCGGCTCTCCTGTCGGCCTCGGCTCCCTGGCCGCCGTGCCCTGCATCGCCGTCACACGCCCCAGATCGCCTTCCGTGCCCGTGTCGGCTCCGCCGTCGGCTTCGGCTCCGTCGGCTCCTTCGGCTCCTTCAGCCCCTGTCGCCGCCCCAGACGCCGTCTGGCCGCCCTGGGGCGGCCTGTCGCCCGTCGGCGGTCGGCAGTCCGCGTCAGCGGTCGGCGGTCGGCATTCAGCGGTCAGCGGTCGGCCGTCAGCGGTCCTGCCGTCGGTGTCAACGTCGGCGTCGCCGTTCAAGGCCGACAGGCCGACAGTTCTCTGTTCCTGTTCAGCCGAGGCCGAAGGCCGAAGGCTTCTTAGTTCTTTGTTCTTGTTCTTATTCTTGTCCGAGCCGGTCGCGACTGACTCGCGACTGACTCGCGACTGACTCGCGACCTCGATTAAGTCCTTGTCGGCGGGCGGTTTACCGTCGCCCCCCTCGCCGCCAGACGCGGCGGCAGCGTCCTTTTTGCCCTTTTTCCGGCCATATTTCTGCGCCGCAATCGCCCGCTGCCGCGCCGCATCCCGCTCGATGTCGTCGTCCGGCGGCGTCGGCGGCGGCGCATCGGCCGCCGTCGGCAGCGCCACCCGCTCGATCAAGCCCACCCGCTCCAAGTGCTTGAGCAGCCCGGCCACCTTGGCCGCCGTCAAACCCAGCCCGACCATCGCGGCAATCCGCCCGGTCGCCGCCGGCCGCCCGCAGGCATCGACGACATACCCCCGCAGGTACTTGTCGGTCTGCTTGTGCATCACCTGCGAGCGATCCAGCATCTCTTCGTACAGCAGCTTGCTCCAGACATACGCCTCCGGCGCCAGCGTCTCCTTCAGCTCGGCCATCCGGTTAATCAGCCGCGTCGCCTCCGGATGGTCCCACGCGGCCTGCACATACCGCGGCGTATATTGCACCGCCTCGAGCTCGACGTCCTTTTTGCCCGACTGCGTGGCAAAATACAGCGCCGCGTAATCGACGATGTGCCAGACCTTCTTCGATTGACTATTGATTATTGATGATTGATTATTTTTTTTCTTCATCAAGGTCGTTGTTCTATTTTCCGAGTGCCGATTTCTTCATTCTCAATTCTTCATTCTGACTTCCGCCCCGTCAGGGGCTTTGCTTTGCCTTTGCTGTGCGCGGCTTTGCCCTGCGTTGCCTGGCTTTTGCTTTGCTTTGCTTTGCCTTTGCTTTGCCTTTGCCGCGCCAGGAGCCGCGTTGCTTTGCCTTTGCTTTGCCTTTGACCTGCCGATCATAGCAGGTATCTGCTGAGCCTGGCCTTTACGTTGTCCGGGTCCAGATAAACCGGCCGCAGCCGCTGTTGCGCCACTGGCCGATGCCGCGAAACTTCCCATAATCCAGGCACGCTTCGATATAAGGATCAATCGAGTCGGCCAGCGTCTCAATTTCAACCGTAATGGTGGTGCCCGCAGGGCACGTCTGCGACCGTGCCAAAGAGACCCGCTCGCCCTTCATCGTCAACGCCCGCAACGGCCGCTCGCGCATCCCCATCGCCGCGTCGGGCGGCAGGTGTAAATAAATCTTCCGCGGCCCGACAAACACCTGCCGGTCGAACCGCTTCCTGCACGTCGGCCCCCACAGGCTCAACTTTGCCGGCTTAAGCTCCGCCGCCGTGTACTCGCCGCTTTCGACGATGCATTCCATTGCTTCCTTGAGAAATCCCTTGATCTGGTAGTCCCACAAAAACGGGCCGTTCTCGTCGGCGGGAAAATAGGTCGTTGTCTTTTCCAACGCCTCTTGACCGTCCACCAGAACGGCTTCTTCGTCGGCGGCGTGGCCATTTGGGTGCTTGGCCAGAATAAAGTCACTGGCCGCCGTCTTGTTGCCGCTAAGCGTACCCAGCAGCTCTTCGGTAAACTCGATTGTAAATACCTGCTTCATGTTCATGTCTCCAAATTTTGTCGTTCCAGTTTAATTTCTTCATTCTTGAGTTCTTGTGTTCTTGTGTTCTACATTTTCCTGCTCAATCGCCAACTGAGCGGCGTGGTCAGGTTTTGCAGCGCCGCAAACCGCACGCGATGGATCAACGGCGGCGACTTGACGCAGCGCAGTGTGCCCGTGTCGCTGATCGTCATCAGCCCGGCGTAGGGCGGCACGTCGCCGTCGGTCAGGGCCAGCGCCTGCGGCACGACATACATCAGTCGGTTGGGCAACGGCACATCCGGCTGCCGCGTCCGGTGCGCGTCGGCCAGAATGCGGTGTTTGGCGGCCTTGAGCGAAAAGTCCCGCCAGAAATCGTCCCGGCTGCACTTGATCTCATACTCGGCCACCAGCCCGTTAGCCGCCACGATCAGCAGATCGGCCTCCGCGTCGGTGCCGTGCCGGTCGGCGGTCAGGTACCGCACATTCGGGCAAAACCCCACGCTCCGCCTGGCCGGATCGAAAAAATACACCTCCACCAGCCGCCGCTGCACGGCCGCTTCGGAAAACACAAACGATTGTCGATCGACGATGGACGATGGACGATTTTTCATAATCCTCAATTCTCAATTCTTAATTTCTTGGGTTCTTGCGTTCTTGAGTTCTTGCGTTCTTGCGTTCTTGTGTTCTTGGGTTCTTGTGTTCTTGGGTTCTTGGGTTCTTGGATTCCCTGGTTCAAAATAGGTGCGGCGGGCAGGAGTATCGACCGTTTCGGCTGGATACCTCGCCATTTTTTTGCCAAGTGCCAACTGCGCCGCCGCACCGCTCTTGCGGGCCTTGCAGGGCATTACGTTTGCTTAATTTTCTGAACATACGCTCGCGTGTCGGGCGACTGGACGGATTTGAGGGCGCCCTTGGCCTCGTCGTCGCTGTGGATTTGGCCGCTGCTCATCCCGTCGAGCAGCTTATCGACGCTGCGGATGATCTCCTTGGTCGTTTTGTCCTGCTGATCGATGTGTTCCTTGTCGTCGAGCTTTTGTTTGTACTTGCCGCCCAGCAGGCCGCCGATCAGTGTCAGCAGTGAGCTGCCGAGGATGACATACCCGTTCCACGGCGGCGGCAGGTGCGGCGCGACCTGTCCGCCGATCTGGCCGTACAATTGCAGCTCATCCCAGTGCGTAATCGTCCCGCCGCCCTGGAGCGTGGCAATCGCGGCCAGCAGTGTTTGCAAATTATCCGTCGTCTCGGTCTCGATCGTGCGGTACTGCTCGATCCGCCGCTCGGCGGCCACCAGCAGCGTCAGCGTCTTGTCCCGCGTGGCCGCATCGATGGCCGGATCGGCCAATACCAGCCGCAACTGCGCCGCGGTGACCTCCAGTGCGGGCAGCTGCGCGTTGATCTGCTGCAAGATGTCCTCGGCGTGTTTGACCTGTGTCTGCAGCCCACTAATCCGATCTTCCGGCGTACACCCGCCCAGCACCGCCGCCGCCACCACACACACTAACATTACTTTCTTCATCTTGTGTCCTTTCGTTTTAAATTTCAAATTTCAATTATCAATTCTCAATTCTCAATTCTTCATTCTTGGGTTCTTGCGTTCTTGCGTTCTTGCGTTCACGTCGTCCCTCGTCCATCGACCTTCGTCAATCCTTCGCCTCCATCTCCGCCGCGGCGCCGACAATCGCCGCCGCATCCTTGATCGCCCCGACGGCGGCCCGGCCCAATCCCCGATCCGGCTGATCGCGGCTGACAGCCTCCAGTGCCTTGGCCAGCAGCGAAAGTTCGGCCGCGATCACCCGCCGCAGCAGCACCAGCTCGGCGGCGTCGGTCGTCTCGATGAGCCCGATGCCGCGTTCGACCTCCAGCAGCAACGGCGACAGGGCACACAGCCCCCGCACCAGCAGTTGATCGAGAAAGTCATTGAACGTCTGCGGCGGCCGCAGTGCCGGCGCGGCGTCCGCCTGCCCATTATCCAGGGCGATGCGCACCCGCTGGATTCGCTGCCAGTGCCGCTCCACTTGCACCAGGATCGTCGCCGAAATGCAAAACCCCTCAATGTCGCCCTGCGGCCGCTGCGGCCGTCCGTTGTCGCCGATCTCGGCGGTCTGTTCGTATCCGTCCATGTGTCATTCCTTAAGTTCTTGAGTTCTTGTGTTCTTGGGTTCTTGTGTTCTTGGGTTCTTGGGTTCTTGTGTTCTTGGGTTCTTGGGTTCTTGTGTTCTTGGGTTCTTGGGTTCTTCTGTTCTTGCGTTCTTGCGTTCTTCTGTTCTTCACGGCCGCACCAACGGATTGGCCGCCGGTCGGCCCGCCGGCGCCGCGAACGTCGGCGGCGGCGTCGGCCAGACGGCGCGTTTGAGATCATCGAGCATCGCGCGGTCGGCGGCGGTCATCGGCGGCCACAGCTCGACGATCTCCAGCCGCCCGTAGCCGTTTTGCCGCCCCCAGTCGGCCAGCCAGTCCAGCGCTCCGCTGCGGGTGGGCACCGCCGGGACAAACGGCACGGCGATGCCGCACGCCAGCCGCTGCGGGAAGATGCCGCGGGCGGCGTTGGCCGCCAGCGTCGGGATCACCACCGCCTGCCACTGCGTCCGGCTCAAGGGGCTGCGCCACGACCCGCCCATGAGCATCGCCGTGGGCGCGTCAGGCCGCGCAAAGACGACGCGGGCGGGCGATTGACGAGGGTCAATGGACGAGGGACGATGTGTCATTTCAAATTTCCCATTCAATTGATTATTGATTAGTGATTATTGATTATTTCCCAAATTAAATAGAAACCGAAGCGTCATAGCCGAAAGCTGGACGGCCTCGGTATAAATGGCTCTCGGATCGCCTTGTTCGTATTTTGCCTGGAGCGTCGCCTGCTGCAATTCACCAAACTCTTCCCCGATGATCGCCAACCGCTCAAAGATATCTGCCGGCCACCCTGGGTGCAGTTCTTCCGCCCGCCGAAGTTCATCAAACACATTGTGTATTATCATTTCTCTTTTATCTGACATTTTTCTTTTCCTGCCACGGCCGGTACCCGGCGGACAGTTCGGGGCGGGCGGCCACTTCGGCGGCGACATACGCCCCATAACGTTTCCGACTCTGGTCGATGTCTTTTTTGCCGCGGCGGGGGCGTTTCAGTTCCATAAGTTTCCCGTTCAATTGATTATTTTCTTAATTTCTTGGGTTCTTGAGTTCTTGAGTTCTTGATTCTAAATTCTGTTCCATCCGATTGAGCCGCCGGCAGTGCAGCACCCGTCGGCTGATCGCGATCCGCTGGCCCTCGGTTAAGCCTTCTTCGATCAAAGCGACGTGCAGCAGCCCGACCCGCGGCCCCAGCGTGCGAAACACCGCCCCCGCCTTCAGCCACTGCCGCCGCACCATCGCCTCGCCGGCGATCACCGCCGTCTCCAGCCCGGTATCGTCCGCAAGCTGCTTGAAACCATCTTCATAAGAAAACACATCCGGACGCGGCGGCCGCACCGGCGGCATCGGCGGCACATCCACATCGTCCATCGTCCATCGTCCATCGTCAATCCTGCCCGGCCCCTGCAGCGTTGCGGCGACCGTCTCCCAGACGGCGTTGACCGCGTTCTTAATCCAATCCCACATGTGATTCCCTTCCAATTGATTATTGATTATTGATTATTTTTTCGCCGCCGCAGGCGGCCTCCGCATCGTTGATTTTTGCTTTTTAATTTTTGACCTGGGTTTTATGCGAGTCGGGGGGGGGTTCGGCGGTCGCAACACCCTTACCACAGGCGCGCCGTCCCGCACCCCCGCCTCGGCTTCTGTCTTGTTATTTCCAATTTTAAAACAGGCGATCGGCAATCGGCTCTCGGCGGTCATCCGCCAGCCGCCAGACGGTTTCCGGCTTGCCGTACAGGCCGGGCCGGTGGGCGTCGGTCTTGACCAGTTTACCGGCGGCGGTCAGGGTGGTGATCGCCCGCCGCACCGAGGTCAACGGCCAGGCGGTATTACACAGCGACCAAACGTCCGACGGCGTCGCCTGCCGGACCTGCCGAAACACGGCCAGGATCGCCGCGTCCTGAGCGTCCGCATCCCGACGCCGCGTCGCCAGCGCCGTCCCGCTGTCGTTGGTGGTGTTAAAAAACATAACCGACCCTTTCGATTGACGATTGATTATTGATTATTGATTATTGATTATTTTTTGCGTTCTTAAATTCTTGAGTTCTTGAGTTCTTGGGTTCTTGGGTTCTTGTGTTCTTCGTGTTTCCACATTTGGCCTTTACCCTTTAACATTTCCCCCCATTCCCGCCGCCCCAACGCTTTCGCGACGTCTCTGACGGCGGGTTCACATGGAGGGGAGAAACCTGTCGATTGATTATTGATTATTGTCTATTGATTATTTTTCTGACAACAGGCGGCCGACACACGATTCAGCACAATCCCAGACATAAGATTCAGCACAATCCCCGACATTCGGCACGGCTAAAATTTTTTACCCGGCCAAAAAGCCTGCGGACGCTCCGTCGTCCGCCGCTTTCGGAGGAGGTGATGAAAAATCGGTGTGTCCGGCTTATCCGGAGTATGCGGATTATGCCGTGTGAAGATTTCTCTAAGTGTTTTCTTTACAAATACTTACATGAAACAGAGGATACATTATAGGACCATTCGTTTATCAGACGGAATCGCCCATCCTTAAGCATTCGTTAAGAATCCATTCACCTGATATTAAGTTTTGCAAAGAGCGCACAAAAAAAGACGGTTTATTCTGAGGGTGCCGCCGTCCGTTTAGCTCGCCGCTGGCGGGCGTCCCATGCTTCACAGATCAGGATGGCGGCGGTGTTGGCCGCGGTCCGGTCCTCGGCGGCGGCCATGGCGGCCACGGCGGACAGCGCCTCCGGGTAAATCCGGGCGTTCAGGTGCAGCGATTTAAAGTTCTGTTTGGCACGGCTTCTGGGCATTCCGTTTTTTCCTTGACTTTTGTTTTTTTCTTTTGTACAATCACTATCGACCGGACGCAAGTAAATTCTTGAAAAAAACTTAAAAATTTTTCGCCCCCGGTTCGTAAGGTGCGACCGGGACGCCAGTTAACCCCTTAAAAAAAGGAGAAAAAAAATGCCGCGATACAAGATTTCCGGCGACAGCAAGGCCACTGGGCCACGCCGACATCCGCACCACGATCAGTTTTTACTACCACCCGCCCGATCTGGCCGCCACGGTCGCCCTGCTGGAGGAACCGCAATGAACCGCTTGTACTTGCAAAAGAGCGCACAAAAAAAGACGCCGCGCTTACGCCTGCGTCGTCTGCTGTCGGGCCTGTCGGGCGGCCCAGCCCTCCTCGATCAGGATGGCCGCCGCCTGGGCGACCGAGCGATCTTCGGCCTCGGCCAATTGCTTGACCCGATCCACCGCCACCGGATAGACCGTGCTGGTGATGTGAATCGCCTTGGATTCGTCCTTGAATCGAGTTTTTGTTTTCATCAAGATTTCCCTTGCGTTTTGTTTTTTGTATTTGTACAGTGTATTTCGTCACCCGTCAACCCAAAACTTGAAAAAAACTTAAATCGTAAGGTGCGACCGGGACGCCAGTTAACCCCTTAAAAAAAGGAGAAAAAAAATGCCGCGATACAAGATTTCCGGCGACAGCAAGGCCACTGGGCGGCGGCGGAGCCGTGTGTACGACGCCGCCACACTGGACGATGCACTGAACCTGGCCTATGCCGATGAGATCATCGTCGATCTGGAGGCCATCGAAGAGGTCGCCGCCGAACCGGCCACAGAGAGGCAGATTCAGGCCGCCCGCAATTTGAAGATACCGTTGCCGCCAAACACGACGAAAGACCAGGCCGCCGTATTGATCAATTGTGTCATTGAACAGCAGCACCAGCCCACCGCCAAACAACTGCGGTACGCCAAACGGCTGGGCATTAAACACCCCGACCGGTTTTCGCGGGAAGAATTGTCCGACGAAATCGATCTGGCGTTGGAGGATGGAGACCGCGACGACGGCAAACCGCGATGTCAGATGTGCGGCGGCGGCCTGAAAAAAAAGACCGCCGGACGCGGCGTTTTGACGCATGTGTTCATCAGCTTGTTGATGATCGTCGTCGGGGTGCTGCTGAGCCTGACCGGCATCGGCCTGATCGTCGGCATCCCAATGATCCTGATCGGGCTGTTCAAGGGCAGCAAACGCCAAAAGCTGCTGGTCTGCCGCACCTGCGGCGCCGCCGTCGCGCGAGCATAACAATCGTCCATCGTCAATCGTCTATCGTCAATGTCATCCCCAGCGCCGTCAGCATCGGCTCGAGCAGTTTGGTGG